TTTGTTGCAGTTGGATTAACTCATAAAATAGAAAATAATCAATGGGATACTTCTATTAGAGCTAATATGATATTTTTAAAAAATAAAGGAGAATTTAGTGGAAGTGTTCAAAAAATAGAAGCAAAATCAGGTCAATTTGGAATTAATGCTTCTAATATCTCTATAGGTAGTGGAACTATAGGAGGTACTTTTATAGATTCTGGATTAACGGCTGGTGTTATAACGGTAGGTCCTGTAACTAAAACCGTAAATTCATTTGAAGAAGTTACAAAACAAGTAATTGCAAATTTAGAAGGGGGTTATTATAATCCAATAATGTTTACAGATGGAAGGCTTGACGAAAAATACAGATCTAGAATGGGAAAATCAGGAGAAACTATGTTTGGTATAGATAGAGTAGCAGGCGGAAGAATAAATACAACTCCTGCTGGAATAGCTTTTTGGAAATTAATAGATGATGCTAATGCAGCACGTACTTGGAAACATAATTTTATTCCTCAAGATCCTTTAAAAACACAAATTTTAAATGCAGCTGTACAAGTTATGAAACCTCATTTTGAGGGTTTATTTAATTCATACGTACCAAATAAAGAGTTACAAGATTTAATAAAAACTGACGGAAGGTTGTATTTTAATTTTATTTATGCATCATGGAATGGTTCTGGATACTTTGAAAGATTTTCAAACCAAATAACAAATGCTTTTAATCAAGGACAAAGAAATACTGATGAATTACTTAAATTATTTATTAATTTAAGATTAAATACTAGAATTATATATCCTAATACAGATCAAAATTCTTTTGAATTAATAAGAGACGGCGGTATAAAAATTGCTAAACTAGTAGGAGTTCAGATAGTTTAAAATTTATATTATGTTAAGATATTATCCATCATATGCTATAATACCTAATCTAAATACAAATGGAGCAAATTTTTATTTAAATGGAAGACCGTACGCAGGAAAATATTATCAAACAATAGATAATGAGTTTTATTCAGGACCAGATCCTCAAACAGGTCCTAATGAAAAATTAACTAGACAAATTGCAATTGAAAGAGCTTCTGGATTTAATGATGTTTTACTACCTTTTAAACTTAAACAAGAATTAGCATTAAAAACAAATATAGTTTTCAGTAGAGCTCAAGGCCAGCCACTATCTTTTTTTCCTGCTCCTTTAGAAGAGGATTATATTAGAGGTTATATTACTAGATATTTTACAAAAAAAGAAAATGAAAAAGGATACATAATTGAAATATCTAGAGAAGAATATAATAATATAGTAAATGGAGATACTGATTATGACATTAGATTATATCAAGTAACTACTATACTTTGGAAATTAACAGGGCCTTTAAATAATACACGAAAGTCACAATATAATATAATACCAGGTATTATTGAAACAAATAAAAGACTTACTGAAGCAGCAAATAAAAACTTTTTAGGAATAGTAGAATTTATTGGTGGCGATTATACAAAATTTGCACGACCTACTATGTAAATAGATTATTTTATATACAAATAATTTTTGTATATTAGTAGTTAATAATAGGTTATGTATTTCATTATTGAAGATAAAGAACAGTTGAGCCGTCTAGAAATGTCTGATCAGGCATTTATTCAAGTAGTTACTTCAAATGATTATTACCATCCAAAATTAGCTAGAGTAAGTTTAATTTATTACAATAATTCTAGTAAAGGATATGTCTTTGTAATTAATCACTGTGAAGGATTTAGTTTAGATCTTAAATTAGTTCAAGAGTTCTTACAAAAACATAATAAGATTTATCTTCTTGATAAAAAAATGCAATCTTATTTTTTAGATCTACCTAATTCTATTGATATACAATTTATCTGTTTAGATAAAAATAATGAATATAGTTCTTTTGAGTGTAACACACCAGTCCATAGAGACTTTTATATCAAGCATCCTATTTTACCTACTATAAACGAAATCATTCCTATTTCTAAGCACTATGAGAAATGCGAATGTTTATACCAAATGGTAAAAGACTATTTTGAACTTGAGATGGATATAGAACTTCAAGACAAATTAGTAGATGCATATAAAACAGTTGAACAAGCAGGAATAAAAGTTGATCTTAGCTGCCTAAATAAAAAGTATCAATTCCAGCATAAAGAATATTCTCTTTTAGGAGATACAATTTATTCTTACTATAATCTTTATAATTTAACAGCTAGACCTACTAACTCATTCAACAGTGTTAATTTTCTAGCTATACCTAAAGATAAAGACTTCAGAGAGTGTTTTGTACCTAAAAATGACTATTTGGTAGAGTTTGACTTTGATGCATACCATTTAAGATTAATATCTGGCCTTATAGGATTCGAGCCCCCTAAAGAGTCTATGCATAACTATCTGGGACGCGCGTATTTCAATACCACCGAGCTTACAGATGAACAGTATAAAGAATCAAAGGCTATTACATTCAAACAGCTTTATGGTGGTATAGAACAACAATACCAACATATAGAATTCTTTAAGGCATTAGATCAATTCATAGAACAGGAGTGGAAGAAATATAATGCTCATAAAGCTTTAATTTTGCCTACCGGTAGAATATTAAAGAAGCTACCAGGAATGAACAAATTAAAATTATTTAACTATATTGTCCAGAATCTAGAGACAAAAGAAAATATATACAAGATCTTAGAGGTAAATAAGCTTCTTAGTAAAAAGAAGACAAAATTGATCTTAATTACCTATGATTCTTTCTTATTTGACTTTTGTCAAGAAGATGGTAAAACACTATTAAAAAAGATTAAACAGATCCTAGAAGGTAATGACATGGTAGTCAAACATAAGTACGGAGTAAACTATGCTTTCTAATATATTATCAATATTTATTAACAGTAAATTAAGGTTATGAGAAATGAGGAATTTTTGGAAATAACATCGGAATCAATTATGAATAAACTTTTTTGTACTTTCTCTCCAAAAGAGTCTGTAGAAGACACTTTAAGAGATATAAATAGAGAGTACACAATCCTATATAAAAAAATTTTTGTTTTGGCTTCCCCAGACTCAGAAGAATATATGTGTACATATAATATTGAGATAGAAGGAGGGCAAACTAGAATTTTACCTAATACAATTCTACTTCATAGAAAGAAAGAATCTAATACTTTATATACTATAAACGCCTTAAACACTTTGATTAAGACTTTAAATAATGGAGTTCTAGATTCTACTTTTCCTATTAACTGGCCTGACTACAAGAACTCAATCTTGTTAACTCAAGGAGAAGATCTGAAAAGGCTTAATACCACTATCCATAAGATAGTTGCTATTTAACTAGAAAGATTAATTTTTCTATCTAGCCTTTTTGTCTTACATTTATCGAAATTAGTTATATTATGGATATATCAGTTATCAAATCAAGATTGTCGGCTCTACAAAATCCACGTGGAGGACAAAAGAAGGACCTAAGCCAAACTATTTGGAGGCCTGCCGTGGGTAAACACTCAGTACGTATCGTACCTTCTGTGTTTAATAAACAAAATCCATTTAAAGAAGTCTACATGCATTATGGTATTAACAATCGTACCATGATCAGTTTGTCTAACTTTAATGAAAAAGATCCTATCGTTGAATTTGCTCAAGGACTTCGCAAGTCAAGTGAACGTGACAATTGGCAACTAGCTAAAAAGCTTGAACCAAAAATGCGTGTATTTGCTCCTGTGATTGTTCGTGGTGAAGAAGACAAAGGTGTTCGTCTTTGGGAATTTGGTAAACAAGTCTACATGGATTTGCTTTCTATTGCAGAAGATGAGGATGTAGGAGATTATTCTGATCCAATTACTGGTCGTGACATTACAGTTGAAACTGCTGGTAAAGAAACAACAGGCTTGATGTATAATACATCTACTGTTAGGGTTAGAACAAAATCAACTCCACTTTCTGAAGATGCAGATAAAGTAAAGCTTTGGCTTGAAACACAACCAGATCCTTTAGGTCAGTTCAAAAGATATTCTTATGATGAGATGAAAGAAGCACTTCTTAAACATCTTAATCCAGAAGAAGAATTGAAAGAACAAGCTGATGCCGTAGAAGCTAAACCGCAAGGTGATCTTCCATGGGAAAAGCCAGCGCAAGGTCAGTATACATTAAATACTACTAAGCCAAGTGTAGATTCGGCAATTGATGATCTTTTCGATATCTAATCAAATCCCCAACTTCGGTTGGGGTTTTTTAACTAAAAGTTTTGTATGGCAAAATCAGTTACAGGCGCTGTGTCTAGCGCAATCAAAGACATTTCAAGTTTAGAAAAATTTAAGAAAGGCAAAAACCTTTCAACTAGCGTAGTATTTAAAGAGCAAAGATGGATTCCACTTTCTCAAGCATTTCAAGAAACACTACAAATTCCAGGTATTCCAGTTGGTCATATTACTCTTTTAAGAGGACACTCAGATACAGGTAAAACTACTGCACTTCTTGAAGCAGCTGTTAGTGCACAAAAAATGGGTATCCTTCCTGTATTCATTATTACAGAAATGAAGTGGGATTGGAGTCATGCTAAAGAAATGGGATTTGAATATGAAGAAGTAGCAGATCCAAATACTGGTGAAGTTATTGATTATAAAGGTTTCTTCTTATATATTGATCGAGAGAAGCTAGAGTCTATCGAAGATGTATCAGCATTTATTGCAGATATTCTTGATGAGCAAAAAAGAGGAACTTTACCTCATGACATTTGTTTCTTTTGGGATTCTGTAGGATCTATTCCTTGTAGAATGAGTGTTGAAAAATCAACAAACAATAATGAGTGGAATGCAGGAGCAATGTCTCAACAATTTGGTAATTTTATTAATCAAAGAATTGTATTGTCTCGTAAGGCATCGCAACCATATACTAATACACTTGTAGCAATTAATAAAGTTTGGGTAGCAAAACCTGATTCCCCAATGGGACAACCTACGCTTAATAACAAAGGTGGTAACACAATGTATTTTGACTCATCACTAGTAGTTACATTTGGTAACATTGCTAGAGCTGGTACAAATAAAATTAAAGCTACAAAGAATGGTAAGGAAGTAGAATTTGCTAAGAGAACTAGAATTAGCTGTGATAAAAACCACGTTACTGGAGTAACCGCAGTTAACAAAGTTATCATGACAGTTCACGGATTTATCAAAGATGATAAAAAGGAGCTTGATGAATACAAGAAAAAGTATTCTGATCAATGGACAAAAGTTCTTGGATCAAGTACATTTGATGTTGTAGAAGAAGAAACAGCGCTATCTCCTGACATTTTTGATACAGAAGATTAATGAATAAAGAATATCAAAAAATATTCGACTCTCTTAAATCAGAGAAAGCCGAAGCATCACTCAATAGTAGAGTTCTACTTATTGATGGATTAAATACTTTTCTAAGAGCATTTACTGCAATTGGTTGGGTTAATAAAGATCTATCTCATATAGGAGGTTTAACCGGTTTTTTACGTTCTTTAGGGTATGTAATTAAATTGGTTAGACCGACTAGAGTGATTGTCGTGTTTGATGGACAAGGATCATCTACTAATAAAAGATATATCTACCCAGAATATAAAGCAAATAGAGGTCTTAATAGAGTTACTAATTGGGATTCATTTGATTCACAACAAGACGAATCAGAAGCTATCACACATCAGATTGTTAGACTAATATACTATTTAAAAACACTTCCTGTTGATCTTATATCTATCGATAAAATTGAAGCAGATGATGTAATAGGATATATAACAGGTAAATTAGATGGTGAAGTAACTATTATGTCTAGTGATAAAGACTATCTACAGTTAGTATCAGATAAAATAACAATCTATTCTCCTACAAAAAAAAGATTCTATGATGAAGATCTTGTTTTAACAGAATTTGGAGT